CCTTTAGCCACGTTAAGTTCATGCTGAAGCTTTTTAAACTCCGTCAAGCCTTTAGCCACGTTAAGTTCATGCTGAAGCTTTTTAAACTTTACCCTTTTTGTAAAGCTCAAAAAATACAGAGGCGGTTTAGATAACGTTATGGCGACAAGTCATTTGGCGGGTACCCCCCACGAAATATGACCCCCCGGGGGGTGTCTGTAACACTGTACTATATTCGTTTTCGTTGTAAACTCAAGCAATTATTAACCTATGTCGCATAACCTACATTATGTATAGTTTTGTAAAAAGCCTGTAATGACAAGAAATATGTATTTTGTCCAGTGTTTATGTGTTCTCTATGAATAGTAGCGTCTGAGACACAGGGGGTAGACCCCTTATTACCACTTTAAACCACTTAAACAGCTTACAGAGCGATAATTTTGTACCATTTTAAGCATTTAACCTCTTAACATAACAAAACATACGTTAATAGTATATAATGTTGATTATATGGCTGAATATCGCTATCTGATACGCATAAGCTACAAGAACCGTGACAGCTTCCAGACTTGGAAGCCAGCGAGGACAGCAGCCCAAGCAATGATTAAGGCCTTGGAAGCCTACAAACATCGTATCAGCCACATTACCAGCGTGTGCATAATAGGCCAACCGATACCAGTGTGTAAGAGACGGCGAAAACAACAACAAGCCGAACCGCTTCCAGAGCGTGCTGAGCGTTATAAAAAACCAAAGCCACCAAAGCCGCCAAGTATTTTCGATATCTAATCCCTTGCACAAAAAAGCCAGTTGTGTTATAATCGCGCGCACACACACGCACGCCCACGCCCACGCACGCCCACGAACAAAAAAGTGTTAAATATATATTTACCCCATTACCCCTATATTATATAAATATATATTTTACTACCCAGATACGTTACTGTAGTTTTTTAAAAATGTTTAAATATTTTTTTTTTAGTTTATTTTACAACGATTATTAAAAAAAACAAAAAATTTATAAAAATCACTGTATTACAGCGTTATGCCTAACTTTCGATATACAAAATAAAATGCTGTATTTTAGCCAATTTTGTGCTGTATTTTGTTAGGCGTAGTACTGTAATACAGTATTACAACATCAGGCGTGCATTTGTAATACAGTATTACAACGCTAGGCGTAGTTTTGTAATACATAAAACAGGCTAAAATACATCATTTTGTTTTTGCCGATTTTTGTATTACAACGCTAGGCGTAAATCCATATATCACGATTTTTCGATTTGACGAGACTGGTCACGGTTGATACTATTGGTTTTGTCGAAGTTTTAGTGGTTTTATAGTTTAATAGGAGAGAGAAATGGATACTAAAAAAGAATTATTGGGAAAGTGTCAGCGTATCGCTGATGAAATAGGTACAGGCACGTATGACGCGTCGGATTATCTAAACGACGCACTTGATATTGAGTACACCATTGATAGCAATTTTGAGTACTTGGGGACGAAACTTGTGGTTGCTTGGGGGCCAAACATATACATAGACACAAGGGGTGCGGTTGTCAAAGGCTATTGGGGTGGTGATAGTGTAGAAGTACCGTATATTGACCAACTAGGGCTTGATGATTATTGTTGTGAACTTTACGATACGCCCCGATAATGCTAAAAATATCTAAAATCAATGGCCGGGTGTGGCTCAAAGTGTTTAATGAGACTGGCTTAGTGTATAGTGATGGCGATTTTGACACTATAAGTGATGCAATGGCTACCGCTGGGTATTATTTAAATTAATTAAATGGAGTAAAAAAATGACAAAAAAAGGATATACATTTGAGATTAAGCAATCCGATGACAGCGAATCCCCAAGAGAATGGTGCAATGTTTCAAAATTTGCACTATTTCATAATCGCTACAACTTACCCAATGAATCGCACCTGTCAAGGCAAGAGTTTGATTCTCTTGATAGTTGGGATTGCGTTGGAAAGGAATTAATTAAACAACATGACATATACCCATCATGTATTAAACCGGTTTATATGTATGACCACAGCGGCACATCACTATCTACTTCTCCGTTCAGCTGTCCATGGGATAGTGGACAAGTAGGCTTTATTTTTGTTGACAAAAATATAATCAAAAAAGAAAAAATGACAAGGATTCAAGCTATAAAGTCGCTTGATTCTGAATTTAATGTATATAACCAATACATTCAAGGTGACGTTTGGGAGTTTATCATAAGGGATGAGACGGGCGAATGTGTTGATTCGCTTTCTGGATGTTATGGCTATGAATATGCCGAGGCGGAAGCACTATCTATAATTGAAGCATTGAGTAATACTGAGGGACAGAAGCAATGATAACCACAAAGAGTACAAAGGTAGAAGTCTTGGAAGCGGTAAAACAGAATGGGTATGCGTTGAAATATGCTAGTGAAGAATTGCGGGGCGATAAGGAACTTGTGTTGGAAGCTGTAAAAAATAACCCCCTGGCTTTTGATTTTGCGGGAGAGGAACTCCAAAAAGACATCGACGTTATGGCTGAAGTGTTGCGGCATATTATAAAAAGGAATTAAACAAATGACACTAACCTTAAAGATCCCTAAACTAAAAAGCCCTGGAGCGTCCGGGGCTAAAGTAGTACCCAATCCGTTAGAAGTCCACACAACTCAAGCAGCTTACCTATACATTGGCCATGAGTTAGTGGCGATACAATTATTTAACGGGCCGGCAGTGTTGCCGGTCAAATGGTGTAGTGGGATGCGTTCAGTTGATATAGTTGCTGAGTTTTTAGTGCAATATGGCCACAACGTCAGGGAGGGCAAGGCCCAGATCGACGAGGCCATTGAGGCGGGTACTATTTTAGTGAAAAATGCAAGGCCGGGCGGACGATTAGCTGTTGAGATCAAGGGCGACATCGCAAAAACTGAGACCGCGGAGGAAAAATAATGACTAAATCGGATGCTGAACTCATTGATTATGTAGTGAACTATGTCATGCGGAAGCACGACATGGATGGATACAATGCTAGTGTTTACGATATGGATATTAGTGGGATTTGGAACTCATTTAGGGGCAAAGGGTGCATTAGATTTGATGGGGATAACTCAAAGGGTATGGACTTAAATGAGTTGTGGGGTTTCATTGACTATAACCATATTCTGAGCGATGAGGGGGCCCTAGAACTACTCGGTTATGCAGTGTATCTGTCATTGTTTGAGCTTCGGACTCATTATTGGGAGGGGGGCGCGGATGGTGTAGACTGGCGGGAGTATGACGCTATGACGGCGTTTGAGCGAATGTTTATTGACCTCCGTACAAATTGGGATCGCTCAAAGGGTACGCTCGATGAGCATATTTCGGCCAATTGGGCTATGGTTAGACTGATCGAAAATTGCGACTCGAGGCTTTTGGGTAGGTTCTATACAGTTCCAATAAAAAAATCGTACTGTAAAGACAAGGGCGACATGGCAAAATTTACAAACAAGGAGGTAAAACAATGATAACGGATAGCGTAAAAGAAAAAATAGGAATGGACTGGGAGATCTTGGGCCATTTTTATATTGATAGAGAGGTGGTCCCGGACTTAGACTCTTTCCGGCATACAGTTCCAAGTGGACGTATTGCCAAAATTTCTAATGATGTAACGAGTGGGCCAGCTCAGGTTTGCATTATAGGTTTACCAAGACTATTTACACCGAATGATGCTGATTTTATCCAGATTCTTTCTACTTTGGCCTTTCACATGTTTGAATTTGAAATGAAATATGACCGAACCAGTGTTTCGTTTGTGTCTATAGGAACTATGGATGAATACGCGGACGGTGTGTTGCATTGCCAATGGGCTTCGGATGGTGGGCCGTTTGGCGGCCCGTGGGGTTGCGCGGATTTGCTACTGAAACAAAAAGATTTACCAAAATTTAAAAACAAGGAGGTAAAACAATGGGTAGACAAAAAATGATTGAGTTATTAAAAACAGACGTACCGGCATGGAACCAATGGCGGAAGGAAAACCCCGATGCGGTTATTGATTTATCGGGGGCGAACCTTAGTGGGTTAGACTTGAGAAACGCAGACCTTTTTGACGTAAATTTGTTCGAGGTTAACCTTAGCGGCGCAAAACTTAATCGCGCCATCCTTGATTGGGCATACCATTGCGGCGCAAAACTTACCGGCGCAAACCTGATGTACGTAACCCTTAATTCGGCATATCAGTACCATTCAGACCTTACACGGGCATACCATTACCACGCAAATTGTGCACGGGCATTCTTTGCCGGAGACAACACAAACACGGAGGCAAAATAATGAATAAACAACACATGGTTACATTTAGAACAGAAGATGTAGTCGCACGACTATTTAAAGCGTATTGTAAAGACAAGGGCGTGACGGTCACATGGGCGTTGTCGGCGTTCATGGCTATGGCAGTGTCCCAAGTTTATGAAGCCGACACAGAGATTGACACAATTTTAGCGAAAAAGATAGCCGGTTCGACTTGTTATCAGCAGGAATTTATGTTACTAATTAGAGACTTGATGGGCGATATGATAACGAAAATGGAGCAAGGGGCCGGGGGCAAGTGACGCCACGTATTGAAACCGCCCAAGTGCGCCAGCCAACGTTTGTTAGGGAAGCTGGCGCGCAAACAAATAAAATGCCGATGGTTGCGATTGAGAACCGCCATTTAGATTGCGTCCATGGTCCGATTATAGTGAGTCCGTTAGATCTTTTTTCGTCGACTGAAGTCACTGGTCGTGAAGTAATTCCAACAAAAACACAAGCGACTCAAACAGATTGTGAAGATTTAAAAAAGCCAGTGGAGTCAAAACAATCCAAGGCGGTGCAAACCGAGTTTACAAGTTTTACGCGTCCGACACATTACCATTTGCCGGAAAATCATTTCGATAAGTATTTGGTCGTCGATTCTTGCGAAGACTTAGATTCCGAACAAATAGCGCAAAAAGCTAGAGCGTTCAATAGAGACTTTTTTACGCGCTATGGGTATTTGTTCCCGATGAAATGTATACTGGAGTATTTTTGTTCAACCCGCAGACAGTCAAACTTATAGGAGAAGTATTTATGAAACCAAACAACATTAAACCGACGGGCATAGCTAAGTACACAAGTTTAAAGTATAAGTATGAACGGGAGGCACGTACTCAGCCAAACTATGGCCAGCCTACGTTCCCCTACACGTACCGTAAAAACGCTCGGGTGAGTTTTCTTGACCAAGTCCAAGTAATCCCCTACCGAGAGCTGGACCCGCCAACGCCTAGACGGGCCCTACGTCAAGAAATCACCCCGCCAACGCCTAGACAGGTTCCGATACCCTATAGTTTGTTGAGCGAAATCCAGTTGCTGTGGATTTTAAGCGCGACCCGCTAATGTTAAATCCACTACCGGCTTACTCAAGCGAACAGAATGCCCAATGGCTGCAGGCGCAATCAAAGTTTACTGCCGCCAACAACGCTGGGCGCGTTGCGGCTAATAACAGTATGAATTTAAATGCTCAGGACGAGCAAGAAAAGCCATATATTAAAAAGAGCAAGCCTAAAAAGCCATTACTATTTAACTACTATGAAACACTTTACAAGCGCGACTAAGTAGTTTATATTTAGATTACCTTATCAATATCAAATCAGGAGAACAGCCAATGACCCGATTAAAGCCGAGTGCGGCATTACTAAAAACCGCTAAAGTTTTTTATGACAACGGACTTATAACCATGCCACTTAAGGGCAAGGTACCCACGGTAAAAAACTGGACGCAGTTAGAGCTTCCAGATGCGTTTGACGCAAACTACTACACAACAAGCTCAGCGGGCTGGGTGATTCGTGAGCCCTATATGGTTATCGATGTGGACGTGCGGCCAGAGATTAATGGAATGGTTAGCCTACAACGGTTAGCCGACGACCTTGGGTTTGATTTTATGTCTAACGCAGGCGTTACGGTGAGCACCCCGACTGGGGGCCTGCATTTGTACTACAAGATCTTCCAAAGCGGCGTTAGCTACAAGAAAAACTTGGCAGCTTACGAAGGGTTGGACTTTTTGCGGGACGGCCACCAAGTATTGATACCCCATAGCGAAACGGAGGCGGGTACGTACCAACTGGATGGCGGCGAGAACAAATTTTCAAACATTGTCGAGATACCGGAAGGCCTACATTTATTATTGATGCAAAAAGATGCGGAAGTGTGTGGGGGTACTGGTTATTTTACGGACAATAAAACAGATAAGCTGCTGTTGACAGGCTACATTAAACAGTTCGGTGTGATTGGCGAGGGCGAGCGCAACAATGCCTTGTATAAAATGGCTTGTCGAGGCTACGATTTAGGGTTGTCGCCCAAGGTGGTATTAGGTATTGTGGCAGACGCGGATTGTTTCTCGCCACCATTAGGTACTAAAGAGCTGGCCACCACGCTTGTGAGCGCATTGAGCGCAAGACAAAACGAGATCGGTTCGCATTCTGTTGAGGAAGCACTGAAAGCCCTAGGCCCTATAGATTCTGGCTGTTCTCCGGGCCAAGGGCTTAATGACGTGCTTCCCCAAGAGAAAGTGGACGCTCAGTTTGATGAAGTGTGCCCGTGGCACGACAAGCTACACAAAACCAAACACGGCACCGTGAGTGCTCAGAATTTTTGTGTCCGAAACTGCGCCATATTTTTAAAGAACATGAAAGAGTTTAAGGGCAAGTTGGGCTACAATGAGTGGAGTCGTGAGACGGTGTGGCTAGGGCCATGTAGTTGGCACGCATTTGATAAAGCGGACTGTATGCCGAACGGTATTTCAGTGACGGACGATGATTTACTATCTATTAAAACATTGTTTAATGACATGGAGTTTGACCCCTTGGTTAACCAGATATACCAAGCCGCTCGGACTGTTGGGTTTGAGAAAAGTTTTCACCCAGTCAAGAAGTGGTTTAGTGAGTTGCCGGAGTGGGACGGTGTGGAGCGGGTACGTGGGTTGTTTCCGAAATATTGCCATTCAGAAGACACTGCATTTAATCGTGAGGTCGGTGAGGTGTTGATGTGTGCGATAGTTAAACGGATTTATGAGCCGGGGTGCAAGTATGATCACATGGTGGTGTTGGTGGGCCCAGAAGAGCAAGGCAAGTCCACCGCCATTAAGGCGTTGTCGGTGTTTAACAGTTGGTTCACGGATTCGCTGGGCGATATTAACAAAACTGGCGATGCCATTCAGCAGATCAAAGGTAAGTTGATTATTGAGGACTCAGAGCTTAATGCTTTTATGAGCCGGTCGAATACGGTGGCGAGTGTTAAGGCGTTTATATCTCGCGAGGTTGACCGAGCACGACTGGCGTATGCGAAGTTGACCGAGGACGTTCCGCGCCAGTGTGTGTTTATGGGCACAACAAACGAGAACCAATTTTTGAATAGCGTTACTGGGAACCGTCGGATATGGCCGGTCGAGGTGTACGACATTGACGTTCCAACGCTTACCGAAGATTTACCGCAGTTGTATGCGGAGGCGTTGGTCGTTTACAAAAAGCGGTACGCTGGGTTAAAAAATGGACTGGTGTTGCAATCGGCAGAAGCGATGGAGCAAGCCAAGAAAGCTCAGACTAGTCGCATTGAAGTGGACGAGCTTGAAAGAGTTATCCAAGAGTGGTTGACTAAAGGCGTGAGAGACGGGTTCCAGTTGAGTGATGTTTGGGACGGTTTAGGTCGAGACATAATACACCTAAGTGTCAAGGAACAAAAGCGTCTGGAGCGTGCGTTGTTGAAGTTGCAGTATAAACGCAGTGATAATGGATTTGTGAAGATTGGAGGTAAAAAATGATTGATAAACTAAGGGGTTCCTGCTTGAAATTTTGCACAAAAGCAAAGGTATTGGACGTAGTGAGATATGATGGGCGTGCGTTGGAGTATGCGAGTTATAAATTAAAAGGTGATCGTGAGGTCGTATTGGAAGCGGTTAAAACGGATGGGTATGCGTTGGTGTATGCGTGGTATGAATTTCGTAATGATCGGGAAGTGGTGTTGTGGGCTGTGTGGGACGACGGGCATATGTTGGCGTATGCAAGTGAGGAATTGCGGAATGATAAAAAGGTTGTGATGGCAGCGGTGAGGCAGAAGTGGAGTGCGTTGCGGTATGCATCTGATGAGTTACAGAATGATAAAGATGTGTTACTGGAAGCATTGAAGTGGAATTGTGATGCGTTGGAGTATGCAAGTGATGAGTTGAAAAGTGAATTAAAAAAGGAGGTAAAAAATGATTAATGAAAACAGTACAAAAGAAGAGGTGTTGGAAGCGGTGCGAGAGAACGGGTATGCGTTGTATTATGCGAGTGTTGAGTTGCGTAATGATCGGGATGTGGTACTGAGAGCTGTGCAGACCTTTCTTACGGGGAAGGATGCGTTGGCGTATGCAAGTGCGGACTTGCAGAATGATCGTGAGGTGGTGTGGGAAGCGGTTAGTCGGAATAGCTGGGCGTTGAGGTATGCGAGTAAGGAATTGCAGAATGATCGTAATTTTATACTGAAAGTGGTGAGTCAGAAGGGGAGTGCGTTGTCGGATTGCGTCAGGGCATTTAAAAATGATAAAGACCTGGTGCTGGCAGCGGTTAAGCAGGATGCATATGCTTTGTGTTATGTCAGTGATGAATTGAAATCTGATCGGGATGTTGTACTGGCAGCGGTGACGCAGAATGGATTGACGTTGTATTATGCGAGGGAGGAATTGAAGGATATATACTTGGGCAGTCACTTTATGCTGGCGTCGGGGGATAAAGAAGTTGTACTGGCGGCTGTGAAGCAGAATGGGCTTGCGTTGGAGTATGCGAGTAAGGAATTGCAGAATGATCGTGATGTGGTACTGGCAGCGGTGAAGCAGGATGGGCGTGCATTGCGGTTTGCGTTTGAGCATGCAGGTGCTAATGTACGGAATGACAAGGAAGTTGTGATGGAAGCGGTGATGCAGGAGGGGGGTATGTTGAAGTATGCGAGTGAGGAATTGCGCAATGACATTGAGGTGGTGAGGCAAGCGGTAAGGCGTAGGCGGTCTTCGTTGTATTATGCGAGTGAGGACATAATTAATTCTATATTAGATTTTTAGGAGGTAAAAAATGATTGATCAAAACAGTACAAAGGCGGAAGTGTTGGCAGCGGTGAAGCAGTGGGGGTGGAATTTGGAGCATGCGAGCTATGAATTGCGTAATGATCGTGAGGTGGTACTAGCAGCGGTTAGTCGGAATGGGCTTGCGTTGCAGTTTGCTAGTGATGAGTTGCGTGGTGATCGTGACGTGGTGATAGCAGCGGTTAAGGAGAGTGGGAGGGCGTTGTCTTATTCGAGTAGGGAATTACGTAATGATCGTGAGGTGGTACTAGCAGCGGTTGAACAGAGTTGGTATGCGTCGGATTATGCCAGTGATGAATTGAAGTGTGAAATGGCAGAGTGTTGGCTAGAGCGTATGGAACAGGAGGTAAAAAAATGATTGATATGATAACTTATTGGCAAGCGGCGTTATTTAGTATAGTGTATTGGGGCTCGTTGATAGGGGCCTTGTTTTTTGTTTGTTTCGGTCCAAACCTAGATGAAAACGATAGGACTCTAGGCGGAGTATGCTACAACGTTTTAGTCCGTCTTTTACTGGCTGCGGTTGCGTTAGTGGTGTGGTATTACGTCTTCACATTTATTTTATTTTTATTCTTTGAAACATTGGGAGCGTTGTAAGATGAGTGACGATATAAGATCGCATAACATTGGTGCCTCGGACTATTCCAAATATAAAATACAACCATGGGATATTTGGCTTGAGTACAACCTAAACCCATGGGACGCTGATATTGTTAAACGTGTATTACGCACCAAGAAGGGTGAGCGACGACTGGATTATGAAAAAATTATCCATGTGTGTCAGGAACGGATACGCCAACTGGACGCAAGCGAACCGGATAAAGAAAATGAGTAAACCAACTTTAACTTATGACCCCATAACGCAAGAGTATTTTTATGCTTGCAGTCGCGAGGAGAAAGACATACCGAAACAATGCCGGATGAAGTGGTCCGCTGGAAACACAGCTTGGAAAACTAAAGACTGGGCATTGGCCATGAGAGCCGCAGAGCTTTCAGGCATTGGTACCGAGATGTTTAGAGATAAACTTTTACGGCCACCAGCTCGACTAACCCTCCCAGATTTCTTATACGACTACCAGAAGGAAGGCATCCAAACGATTGTGGCTAATAAGAATTTATTGCTGGCCGACGAGCAAGGGCTAGGCAAAACGGTACAAACTATTGAGGCCTTGCGGTACCTAGACGCTCGCCGCATTTTAGTATTGTGTCCGGCATCACTAAAGTATATGTGGCAGGAGCAATTTGACCAATGGTCGGATAACCTACTCACCCAAGTGGTTGCGAATGGCAAGACACAAATTCTATTTACTAACAACGTCGTTATAGCTAACTACGACTTGGTGTCTAAACGGTATATCTATGAGCAGCTACGCGCATGGGCTCCCGATATGGTGATCTATGATGAAGCGCATTACCTTAAAAACCCCACGTCCAAACGGGCTAAGGCGTCGTTTCTACTTGGGGCTAAAGCCAAGCGGCGACTGATGCTTACTGGTACCCCAATGCTTAATCGCCCGATAGAGTTGTATAGCATCCTTCGGTTTTTAAAACGAGAAGCGGTTGAGCCATACGACAATTATAAAAAGTACGGGTATAAGTTTTGTAACGGTAAAGAGGGCCCGTTTGGTTTTGATGTTAAGGGGGCCAGTTGTACCGACGAGTTAAACTACCGACTCAAACGCACCGTCATGTTGCGGCGACTAAAGGCCGATGTGCTTACCGATTTGCCAAGCAAGACGATGCAGATTATTCCCATGGAGCAAACCAAGGACACTAAAAAGATAGTCAAGCAAGAGGGATTGTTCGACGTGAATAAAATCTTAGAGAAACCAGACGCCAACCTTATCGGCGAGATGGCTACTATCCGTCGAGAGCTTGGAGAAGCTAAGCTGCCACAGAGCATTAGCTACATTAAAGATGTAATGGCGAGTGGCGTTGAAAAGGTTGTGGTGTTTGCGTACCACAAGGCCGTATGTGAAGGGTTGTACGAAGCGTTTAAAGAGGAAGGGGCGGTGCTAGTCTATGGCGGTACTGCGTCAACAGATCGCCAACGCTACGTCGATCGGTTTCAAAAAGACGCAGACACTAAAGTATTTATTGGCCAGATACAAGCTGCTGGCACTGGACTCACCCTAACCGCAGCCAGTCACGTGGTATTTGTAGAGAACAGTTGGGTGCCCGGAGAGATGGACCAAGCAGTCGATCGCTGCCACCGCATTGGTCAGAACAATAAAGTAACGGCGCAAGTATTGGTTGTGAAGGATAGCATCGACCATGTTATAATGAGATCAATGTTTTTTAAAAAGAGAAAGATTAAGGAGGTTTTAAAATAATGGAAGTAATTGACCACAGAACGGAGAAACTTAGTAAGATTGTTGGGTTAGAAAAGAACCTAGACATGACGGCTCAATACGCGTCTCGACTCGTTAAACGCTTGGGGGTTGGTAGTAAACACGCGTTCCCGAGCTGTTATAGTTTCGACGCAACGTATGGGTATTTTGTAGCCAAGGACGGCAGCAAGCTCCCGGGCGCACGGGTGCATATACACCACAACCTATTGGACTTATCGGTTGTCGAAAACTGGGGGCTGTCCTACGTTGACGAAATACTAGACCCAAAGAACCGAGCATTAGATGATCTGGTTAAGCGCATGGCAAACTCGTTCAGAGCCGGAGCGACCCGTGTTAGTTGAAAAAGCGAGAAATTTTTCGATTACGTATCATGAAGGGCAGAAGTATAGGGGCTTACCCTACATAGAACACTTGCGTCAAGTGGCCACGTTTTTAATACTAGAGCTTGACATTACCGATGTAGACGCTGTTGCGGCTGCCTACCTTCATGACATAGTAGAGGACACTCAATGTACTGCGGAACTGCTTGATAGAGAGTTCAATCAGTGTATCAATACGATAGTTAAAGCGGTGACCCGAGACCCGCACGAAACCAGTGAATACTATATTGGTAAAATTCGCAATGCCGGTCGTTACGCCATGGCAGTAAAAACAGCAGACCGAGTGTGTAATTTAAAAAACTTAATACTAGATGCTGAGGAAGGTGAGCTAAAACTAAAACTACTAGAGCGATACGAACGCGAGCTCGAACCGATACAAACGTATTTTCCTGCCGAATTCGTAGCGCATATCAAGGGGGCACATGGGCATTTGAGGAGCGTGCTATGAGCGCGCATTCACTATTCGGCGCATCAGCCGCACACATTTGGACTAACTGTACCGCACAACCATGTTTGGCTTCCCAAGCTAAAACGTTTGAGGAGTCAAGCGATTATGCTAACGAAGGGACCACGGCGCATGATATAGCCGCCGAGATTTTAAAAGGCGTGCTACCCATAGCTTCGGTTGGCACTTTGCCCGACGAGATGATCGACGCCATTATCATGTACGTGAACTACGTCCGGCGACACGTTAAGAAAACCAGTAAGCTATATGTCGAGCAACGTATCCGCCTAGACTCTATTGACGGTGGTCACTTTTTTGGCACCGCAGATGCTATCGTTTCGTCAAAGACAACCCTCACGGTTATCGATTTTAAATACGGCCAAGGTATTAGTGTGCAACCAGAGAACAACCCTCAACTGCTTTACTATTTGTTGGGCGCAATAGAGCTTGAAGGGCTGGACATTATGTGCGGTAAAAAGTTTTATGTATCTATCGTTCAGCCACGGATGGACAGCGATCCAATTCGTAAAGTTGAAGTGCCGGCTCGATCGTTGATTGCGTTCCAAGCGTTTCTCGAAGGAAGGTACGAGAAGGTAAAAGAAGACCCAGAATACAGCCAAGGTCCATGGTGCCAGTTTTGTAAAGTTAAAGGCGTATGCCCAGAGCTTAAACGCATTAGCAACGTCACAACTAAAACTGATATTGAAGGTGATGTTACGTCGTTGCCGGAGGTCGAGCAGTTGAACATGGAAACGATTAGCAAGGTACTAGAAAACGCCAGTGCTATAAAGAAGTGGTTGACAGCGGTTGAAGCCTATGGTTATAATCTAGCTTTAGAAGGTTGTGAGATTCCGAGACATAAATTAGTATTAGGTGGCCGAGCCACCCGCAAATGGATTAATGAGAGTAAAGTTGCAGAAGAATTACAAAGCAAATACGGCCTCGACATTTTCGATATTAAACTCAAGTCCCCAGCCAAGATGGAAAAGTTAGTCGATGACAAGGAGGTTGTGCAACAATATGTTATGGTGCCAGAGAAAAAACCAGTACTGGTTTCGGACACCGATAAAAGAGAGCCTTATAATTTAGGCAACGAGTTAACAAGTTTATTAGATCAAGGAGATTAAAATGGCAAAACAAAGTTACAAGAACAACGTGGTCACCCCAGTGGGTAAACTATCGTACCCTTATTTAGTAGATAAACTAAGTACTCAAATCGACGGCCGAGTTATCGAGAAATGGTGTGTCGATTTGTTGTTCGCTAAAGATACCGACCTATCAGCTTTAAACAAAATCATTAAAGATTTAATCAAAGAACAATGGCCAAAAGCAACACCCGAGTTGGTGAAGAAGATTCGAGTACCCTTTAAAGACGGCAACGCAAACCTCGATAAAGAGGGTGAGATCAAGCCCGGGTACGAAGATATGATCTATGTTTCACTTGACACTAAGAATCAAGCACCACTTTTAAAAAACGCTAAGGGCGAGCTTATGACCCCAGAGGAGGGACGCAATGAGTTGTACGGTGGGTGTTACGGTCGCGCGTTAGTTAACGCCGGAACGTACGATCACCTCGGCAATAAAGGCGTTAAGTTTTATTTAGCCGCTGTCCAAAAACACCGAGACGGTGAGCCAATGGGCGACGGTAAAACGACGTCATCCCAAGTCGATAAACTTATGGAAGCGTTTGACGATCAAGAGGTCACAACAGACAACTCAGATTTGTTGAGCTAGGGCGCACTCATGCTATATATCGACTTCGAAACAAGGTCGTATTGCGACCTAACAGCCAGTGGTTCGTGGCGATACGCACAAGACCCAACTACAGAGATCTTGTGCATGGCCTACGCTTTCTCAGATACGGAGCCTAACCTAGTAATAGGCTCCGAGCTGCCAGATATAGTAGCCTTGCACATTGATATGGGTGGGATCGTTGAGGCGCACAATGCCATGTTTGAGCGAGCACTATGGGAATCTATATGCGTAAAGAAATACGGATGGCCAGAGATAAAGCCAGAGCAATGGCGATGCTCCGCAGCATTGTGCGCCCGATGGGGCGTGCCCCGAGATTTGAAGACAGCCCCCATGGCCCTAGGGCTACAAGAAAATAAAGACACCGAAGGCCGGGCTATTATGCTTCAACTGAGTAAACCCCGAAAGACTAAAGACGGGCTTACTTATCTCGAGGACGATACTAAACTCAAGAAGCTGTACGACTACTGTCTCCAAGACGTTCGTACCGAACGAGCAATCAGCCACAACTTTACCCAAGACTTTGGGTTTGAGAAAAAAGTGTGGGCATTAGACCAGCGGGTCAATTACCGTGGCGTACCGGTTGACCGGCAAGGCGTAGAGAACGCGCTAGAGCTACTCGCCCTATACGCTGAACAGCTTGACGCCGAAGCCAAGGCGTTGACTGGGGGGATCGCAGTGAGCCAACGAGATAAATTAATCGAGTGGGCCAACGAGCGCAGTGTCGGTTTGCAATCCTTGACTAAAGAAGCCGTGGCCGATTGTCTCAACTGGGTTCAAGATAAAGAAGTAAAACGAGTGTTGGAGATTCGTTCGCAATATAAAACGTCCACGGCCAAGTACCAACGGCTGTTATCCAGTATGTCAGAAGGCGATCGTATCCGAGATGCGTTTGTTTACTATGGCGCACTAACCGGACGATGGGCTGGCCGCTTGGTTCAGTTCCAAAATTTACCAAAAGGTTCCGTCGCGTCCGATCAGATCGACGACGTGGTGGATTCTGTGGTTAAAAAGGATATTGCCAAAATAAACGCACACGAGGTTGCCCCTATGTTGCAATTATCTAGTTGCATTAGGGGCATGATAGCGTCGCCCAAAGGGAAGTCCCTATATGTGGCGGATTTCGCCGCTATTGAAGCTCGGGTTGTTTCGTGGCTTGCGAATTGTAATTTAGCGTTAGATCAATTTAAAAAAGGAGATGATTTGTATGTTACCATGGCCGCCAAAATATATAACGTTACTGAAACCGAGATTACCAAAGCCCAGAGGCAATTGGGTAAGGCTGCTATTCTCGGTGCTGGTTATGGCATGGGCCATAAAACCTTTCATCGGACTTGCGCGTCGTGGGGGATGGAAGTCTCGGAGGAGTTAGCCCAGTCCGCCATTGCCACGTACCGTTCTGTGTATAGCGAGATCCGGGATTTGTGGCGACACACCGAGCTAGCTGCTACCAACGCCATCCGGTATGGTAAGCCTGTGACTGTGGGGAGGGTCACATGGTTTATGCACGATGGCAATTTACACTGTAAGTTACCGAGCGGTCGGAGCTTGACGTATCGTAAAGCTCGACTCAAAGCCAAAGAAACCCCATGGGGTGGCGAGAGCTATGAGATACTATACTATGGTTCCCGAGAGAAGGGAGCCAAGTGGGTTGAGATAGATACTTACGGTGGGAAGCTGGTGGAGAATATTACACAAGCCATTGCCCGAGACTTGTTAGCCGAAGCTATGTTTAGGCTAGAGGATGCAGGGTATGATATAGTCATGCACGTACATGACGAGGTAGTGTGTGAGGTTCCCGACAACTCTCCCAAGTCGTTGTCAGAGTATGAAGCTATCATGGCTCAGGTGCCTGCGTGGGCGGAGGGTATGCCCATTGACGTCGAAGGTTGGGTCGGTAAGAGATTTAAAAAATGAGGATGCCTAGCCCTATCCGCAATCTAATGTTTAGGCTTAAAAGCGGTTTTCGATTGCTTAAACAATTACACACCGTTCCCGTTTATCCGGGATACGGGGCTTATCTCTACGCAATTTGGGACGCACATGGTCGGTGCATTTATCTATCGGCACCGCGCACTCTGTCAAAGTTAAGCCGAGGCGTTGGCTTATTTTTTTATGGATTTTCCGTACAACAAGGGTGCGGAAACTTAAGCTCCCTAAACACCGACGAAACTAGGCGACGCGTACTAAACGCTATTGTTTCTTTTGATAATGCTATACGTAAACGGTTTAAAAAATAGTCCAACTGTGGTATAATATAAGTACGCATTTGATAGCTATGCTGTCTATGCCTTGATAAAATATACTATCGAATGTGTACCATAGGCCCAATACCAGTTAACAAAAAATAATTACTTGAGCATTTGATTGGGCCTTACAATTTACTATGACAAACAAACACTCTATTATTGCACTGGATCTAGGAACCACTTGCGGGTGGGCAGTTAAACACAATAACCGTACGTACTCCGGCGTATTTAAACTGGCCCCCAGTCGGTTCGACTCTTACGACCAACGGTTTATTACGTTTCGTAAAAGCCTACAAGAGCTAATAGCAAAACGATTTAAGGACGCAGATCTCAGTACAGTACAAGTGTTCTATGAAGAAGTGAGGCAGTCCCAAGCCCCCGATGCAGCCCATATGTATGGCGGCTACAAAACCGTGTTAACGTGTTTTTGTTTAGAGCATGGCATATCGTATAAGGGCGTGGGCGTAAAGACGATTAAAAAGTTTATTACGGGCACTGGCTCGGCTGGCAAAGATAAAGTCATAGACAGTGTACGTAAGCTAGGCCATTACCCAGAAGACGACAACGAAGCCGATGCCATCTCCATCTTGTACTACGGACTAGACTATTTGTCGTAGCGTTTAACTAGCCCAGTCGCAAGCATGATTTCGCTGAGACTAACATTGTCGATATAGACGTCCGCCACTATTCTAAAATACTTTCCTCGCTGAACGTTTCTTAATTCAATACGTTGCGCGTTCTCTAATAGATCTCTTAATTGGTCGCGAGCCGCAATAGCATCCGCCTTATTTGTAGCCCCCCGAAGCTCAATAGCATCGTACCCCGCTGGACGAATAGAAATGTTTTTACAAAAAATATCGGGGGCACAGTTTAAATTCACTTTAAACGTATCGCCGTCGTACACACTGGTCACGTTAACGACTTGCAAGGGTGTTGGTTCGGACAGAGCGAAAGGACTAAACCCCAATATCGTAATGACCATAGCAAAAATTAAATAAGCCAAGTCTGTTTTCATTAGACAACTTCCAATTTAAAACCAGTCGGATAGGTTGCCAGTAGCCTATTAAGCGTATTGGTGGAATACGACACCGCCAATTGACGGGGGTGCCCCATAAACTCCCATTCTTTACCAACGAGTATACAACCCTCAGTATCGGTGACGTAATTACCGGCGTGAATAAGTATACCGGATCGCCCCGGTACACTCAACACAACAAAGGCCGATGGATACTTGACGCTTGTGTAGTCAGTCACAACGTAGTTTCCGCACGGTATACACGAGATGTTTCTCTGGTTCCGGTCCCAAGGTAGCTCCAAAGTCTTACACACCTGCTCCCCATCCGAAGTGCGTATCGTTCCGAGTATACCTCGATTACTTTCTATCTCTCGATTAAGAGTTAGCAAAGGGGTCATTTTGCGCCTTGTCAAAATTACAAGCAACGAGATTAACTAAGCCCATAAGAGTTTTAAAGTTTCTATCTTTAACTGCTGAGGACACCGTGGATGCAATGGCTGCTCCCCCAGTAATGGCCAAAGCCAATCCTTGTGGGTCGTCTAGGTAGCTAATGCTAACCCCAAGCGAACCCGCACCCGAGGCGGCGAGTAAAACTTTGTATAGCGTTTTAAAAAATTTAGTCATAGGTATCTCCTTATTTATAATATAATGCGCTTATAAGCGCGCCAATAACGCTCAGTAATCCAGTAATAAAAGTTGCGTTAAGCCGCAACATAATGGTTTTAACGTTCTTTCTATGTTCGTCCAGTAGCTGAGTCATGTGTGTCAATTCCCTACTTATCTCCGCAACGCGGACTTCAAGTTTATGCGCTCGTTCTGATACATCATCCAATTTGCGTTTGTCGTAGGCGTCCACACACAGGTATTATGACACGCGTTCGGTAGTTTTGTCCATAGACGAGTGCGTGTTTTTTTGGCTAATTTAATGAATCCAATAGAGTTTGTATCTCTGTTTTTTCACTTTCGTCGGCTACTTCTTCGTAGTGCGGGTTAGATATAAGAAACGTAATCGCCTTTTTTAAATTTTCTTTTAAGGTAGTTAACTCAGATTTGTGTTTAATTCCGATATTATCTAAGGCATCGCGCACGTTTAGCATATTGTTATAAGCGTTTAGTAATTCTTGGTTGTCTTTTATGTTTTTAATTGTCATTAGTTGTTTGCTCCTTGGTGCTGTTCACCTTATATTCTACACCGTATTTAGTAAATTCGTCTACTGCTAATTTATCTTTCCGATCGCCAAAGATCAAAATATTGTAGGTACCCGACTGCTCGCATACTATTTTTGCCCGCTTGCCTCCATCGATTACCTCGCCCCATGCTCGCCCAAAATGCTTAAATGGGTTAGCCCACACTAAACTGTCTTTGTTTAAATGTTCAAAGTAATCGGGCAAGTCTATGTAGTTCTCGCCTTCACGGCACTCAAGCTGGTACTTGTATATATTACCCCCTGCACTTGGTGTTTCCACAAAGTAATGACGCAACCGGTGTGTGTCGGTTTTTGCTGGGTCTGGGTGTGCAATGTCAAATGAACCTGAGCCTTTGGACATCGCCCCCGTAACATTTAAACTACCGTAAATGTAGGTGTTCTTTGTACCTCCGCCGTGAATGTTAAATCGCATGATTAAATCGTCACCATTCCACCCGTGGGGTACGTGAATATCCATTGCCCCATTGACAGTTGAGTATCCGCCCCCGGAGCTTCCATACGCATAGCCATAATACCGCATCCAATTATAAGTTCCGGTTCTAAACCCAGAATTTCTACGAACCTTAATGTGCTCATCTAGCACTATATGGCTTAATTCAGAAGTTCCCCCAGCATCAAGGTATCTTGACGAATTGTTTGAGTCAACAAATCGGGGGCAATGAAAAAAACCGTCATTAAGATCAAACCAACTCCATTCACCACCCATTTGATCCCACCCACCTGAAAAATCATCGGATTGGTTATTTAGATGGGGTAAAAAATAAGCTCGATTACTATTTACATGAATAGTAAATTCACGATTGCTGTCCGTATCATTAAAATGAATTGACGGGCTAGTGCCTCGGATATTAATTCCATCGTCACACTCAAAGCTGCCGTCAATTATAAAATCACCATTCTGACTCATTCTTGCCATTTGGGAATTATCGTTTCGAAACAGAATGTCACCGTCCCCAAGTGCATTAATAAATGTGTGAGAGTTTGTTCCAAACAAGAATCTATAATCATTTTCCCCATTGACCCAAACACCCCCATACCCTGTATACGACGGATGTTGCCCTATACTCACATCAACGTTAGACGTTGTCCCTGCCCTAATATTACCCAGCACCTGTAAACGCTCGCTAGGCTGATT